TTTAACTTGTAAAACCGCATTATTTTCATCTATCTGTATAGTTCCAAAATCATTCAGAGAATAAAATCCATAGCTCATTTTCTATAAACCTCAAATGCAGCATCTATCTGTCTGCCAGTCCATCCATGCGAAACTATAGCTATCCGCCCTGCTTGTATGGTATAGGAATCAGTAGGCATTAACCAACTTCTAGTATTCCAAGCATCTAATGTATGCCATATATCCGCAGGATAGACAAACCAAGTTCCGTCAGTAGATAAATTTGGGATATTTATGTACCATGTGAGTAAGGTTAGCGTAGGGGCATAGATAGACCCAGTAACTTTTCCAAAATACCTTAGTAATCTGTCTCCTGTATCTAGTGTAATATCACCACTACTATCAAAAATCTGTAATCCATATGCCATATTATTCTCCTAAGCACTCAAATTACCAAGTTTAACACGCAATACACCAGAACTGTCATAAACTTTGATGACATTGTTATCCATCATCATCCTAGCACCAGCAGTCCCAGACTTAACACTAAAGTTACTTGTACCTACAAGAGCAATACTACCAATCTGAGCAGAGTTTATTGCTGCATTAGCAATATAAAATGCCGATGTTTCTTTGGTCAATTGACCTGATACATTCGAATCTAAAACCCCTCTTTGTGAACCAGAAATATTTGTGAGTTCTTCGTTCAAGTAGTAGAAATAAGCTTTTAACCAAGTTGCCAATCCACCGCTCACAGTCGAAGTTCGCAATAAAACTGAGTTCTTATACCATTTAACGGTATCTAATAAGTACTCAACCGTGAAAGTATCAGCACTTGAATAAGAGCCTGATGCAGCAACCACAACACCTTTGTCAACAAAATCATAAGCCGACTCTGATCCAGATTTGAACACAAACCCACCTATCATTTTAGATAAATCACTTTCTATGATAGATGTAACCAATCCAACAGACAAAGCATTTTTCAAGATACTGTCTGAAAACTTAACTGAGTTTATTGTGCTTGTTGCTCTATAAAAAGATAACTTTGAAAACAATGTAGGAGTACCTGCCAAGGTGCTTGTATTGACAACAACTCCGTTTACTTTATAAATAATACTTCCGCCTGAATACACTATATTAAATTTGGTATTATTAGAAAATACCACTGCATTGTTTACTTTAGAACCATTATGATATACTTCATACGTGTTTGTTCCATCTCCGCCATAAAAAGCAAAACCATTTGTAAGATTTTGTACAGTTAAGAGAGGGTCTGTTCTTAAATCAACTTGACTTGCCAAGTAGTTTTGAGTCCAAACAATATCAACTAAACTTGCTGTATTATAGAAACTAGTATCTAAAAAGAAAGTTCTTCCTGCGGTTGTGGTTACAATTCGCTTGCTTATCCCGTCCACAAAATATTCAATAGTAGTTCCCGAGTATTTTATTTCAAACTTAGTGTTGGTAGTATACGCAGCACCTGTAAGTACTTGTGAGCCAGATTCATAAATATACCATATACCTAGGTAACATTCAATTGCGTAGTCCAGAGAAGAGTAACTGGCGTCTGTTGCTGGATCTGAATTCAATGCAGCCATTACAGTACCAGTAGTGGAGCCTGCATAAAATTTTAAGTAACAGTTTCCTTGATAACTTTCGGCACTATATGCGTGAGAATCCCATGAATTATTTGAGAAGGCTTTCTTCAGTTGATTTCCATCTAAGTAAACATTACTTCTCAAAGTAAGTGTTGGGGATTGTCCTACTGAATTTAAAAATTCGACCGAATTAACACTCGCACCTTTTTCATAAAAACTAGAGTCTAGATAAAATGTCCTATTTGCAGTAGTTGTCACTGTTCTTTTTACAACACCATTTATTTTCCACACAACAGTTGTGCCTGAGTAAACAATCTCAAAAATGTCAGATACCGAATAAGTGGTACCAGTCATTGTATTTACATTACTTTCATAAGTGTACCAATAACCATTGGCATTTAAATAAAAAGCATAATCTAAAGATGTATAACTGGCATCCGTTAAAGGGTCTGAGTTGATACCTATTAAAATTTGTTTAATAGTTTGACCTGCTTTGAACCTAACTGTACAACCGCCTGCATAGCTCTCTGCACTACATACTTGAGAATCGTATGCAGATGTTGGAGATTCTTTTGTCAGTGTTGTGCCATTTATCAACACATTGCTTACAAAGGTGACTGGTAATCCAATTGTTGTGGTACTCTTTGTAAACTCTATTTCAGCTTCAGTTGCGTATCCTGCATCACTGATTGCAAAAGAGTCCCACGCAGCGGTTGTCGATGATTTACTGAAATTTCCGTCAGTGTTAGTAACATTAACTCTGTTGGAAAATGCATCTGTGACGGCTCTTGACACCAATGTTTTCTTGAATGAAATTGACTGGCCATTTGCGGAAGATACATTTACCACGATAGAATCTAAGGATCTGTCACTGGCAGTCTTTTTAATATTGGCATTATTGGTCACAGTTAAGTTTGTCACACTTGGAAAAGTATAAACCAAAGGCGACCAAGAAGGTGTTCCAAAAGTTGCACCGTTTGTTGCATTATCTTCAGGTTTATTATCTCCTGAAATGGAGCCCCACTCTATGCCAGCATTTGAAGCCATCAAAATGGTACCATCAGTCTTTCGTATTGTTATGTCACTAAATTCAGCATGACCTTCTTTATCAATCTTCCAACCTGCATATGTATTGTTCTGGCTTACATAATTGGAGCTTTCAAGTACATTACCTATTTGAGCTTTATTTGTTATCAAAGTGTCAGAAGATAATTGATTTGCCCCCACGGTTCCTGCAAGTAATTGATCACCAGAGATAAATGCCTTACCTGCATCAGCAGTTATCTCTGTACCACCTTTATAAGTAGCTAAGATTCTACCACCCGCAGCAATGGCAGTAGTGGCTGAAGTTGTGCTATGAAAAGTGGTATCTCCGGGAATGTAGTACAGATAAAGAGTTCCAGCAGTCCATTGAGCATTACCAGCATTAACTGTTACATTTGTAGAGCCATTCTTTATAGCTACAAAAGAACTCCAAGCTATATAGTTATTAGCAGGGCTGTTAGGGGTAAATTGAAGTCCGGTATAAGTATAGGTATCTACTTCTACAGATAAAGCAGTACTAGCAGTTCTAGTACTTTCAGTTCCTGTTCCAAAACTATCATTAGGAGTTACGGTATAGAAATACTCAGTACCAGCAGTAGCTTCAAAATCAACATAGTTACTGACGGTTGTTATAGTTCCTAAAAGAGTACCACCAGTAGCGGCAGAATACTTTTTAAAAGTATAACTAACAAGGTCAGGGTCACTTGGAATAGTTGCTTTTACATAAGCAGCTCCAAAAACAGCACTAACTGCAAACGTACTAACAGTAGGAGCTGGATTATTAGGAACAACCTCAACATAATTGGATAAATCACCAACTAAGTCTCTACTAAAGACTCTAACTCTAAACTGTCTCTGGGCAGTACCAAAAATAGCAGCATTTTCAGCAAAAGTAAGTAGAAAATCCCCACCTCTATCTGTATTAGGAGCTACTGTATAAGTGCCTTTAACAGTACTGGTAGCATAATCTAAGACCTGAACCACATAGTCTTTAAGTTTATCAACTTTAGTATCATTAACAACTGGAAAAGTCCAAGTCAATGGCAAATCCCTCTGCTGAAATACAACGCCAGCGGTATTAGGAACTACTACATTAGTTGGAGGTAGCAAAGTAGAAGTTGCAGAGGCTACTCTAAAATTATAAACAACGCTAGTTACAACTGAACGTAGTCCGGAAAAAGGATTAACAGCCCAGACATAAATCTCATAGACACCTGGAAGTGGGTATTCAATGTCAAAGTCAGATGTACCTAAGTTTCTGGCTTGTTGATACTCTTGATTATCTCTACGGTAAGAAACATCAAAAGTAGCTCTATAGTCTTCAGTACCACTAACATTCCAATCCCAGTCAACAGCTAGTTTAGAGAACTCGACTACACCGTTAGATGAGAACACTTCATCAACTGTAATGTTACTGACAGCTGGAACTGTAAAGTTATTAAAGTTAATGAAACTACCAGAAGGAGTTGGAAGTGTACCTACTGTCTCGATATAACTATATTTAGACTCGTTATGGGTCAATCCAGTAATTGTATAAACGTGTTCATCGTCTTTATCTACTTTGATAACTTTAACTGTTCTAGGAGTTAAAGCTGTAGTTGAGAACAATACAGTACCGCCAACAAAAGGTATCTCACTTCCAGTATAGCTAACGCTAGAGAATGAGCCATTAGTTTGTGTAATTGCTTTCGATAAGAAAGTAGTCCCATCAGCCCCGATAAACTGAACAGTATAACTAGCATTAGTTAAAACTATTGAACGGTCTAAAGCCAGAGTAGTAGTACCAGCTGTAAGCGAACTATCAATAATTATCCCATGCTTAGGGTCAGTTACGACATTATCACTGTCCATAACAGAAACTAACTCACCGATTTGATAAGTAGCACCTTGGAATAATTGTCTAAAAGTAACTAAATCAGTAGCATAGCAGTTGTTATAAAGAACAGCTCTAGCCTTTCTCAAAGCTTGTGCTTCACTTTTGCAACCAAACAATACTACGTCAGAGGTTTGCAAGCCATATCGGTCAATTAAAGTCTGTTCATAATGAGTAGCAGTATCACTATCACCAAATAGTTCTTCTCTAGCATAAGTTACATTGACTAGGTTAGTTCTACCTTCTAGGTCATTAGATGAGTACTCAAAAACACCATCAACTACAGTAGCATTAGATACTACTTTAGTAATGCTTTGCCCTGCACCGTCCCAGATAATAGAAATCTGCCCTAAACTATTAGAGGAGAAGTTAGCATTACCTAAATTTAACAGATAAGTTAAAAATGTCGGAACATTATCTCTTTCAATAAACTGAAAATGCGCTGTATATCTAGGTTCTTGTCCACCTTTACCATCGGATACTAACTGGTCGCAGTACTGAGCATACAAGTAAAAGGAACCTACATCAATATCACTAGCTGCAATCTCTAAACCCCATTCAGAGTCTAAGAAAGTAGAACCATGTTCTCGTAGAACCCAGTAAGTTATCCAAGCTAAGTTATCAGTATATTCTCTAACTGACTTGAACGCACCATTCCATACACCAGTATAAGCTCTAGTAGTTGGATTATAATTAACTGGTAAAGGTAGTTTAATACCCTTGACTTTGAACTTAATTTCAGGAATTGAACCACCAAACTGTGCCGCATCCTTTAAAGTAACACCAACTAAAGCTGTATGTGGGTAGGTTAAACTAGACTCAACTATAGTAGTAATAGCAGATAATGCTGTAGTACTATAATGTTTATCATCCGAATCATCAGCAGAATCTCGGACAATCATAATGCCCCAAGAATCTAGCTCTCCGGTAGTAGCTGGCTTTTCTAATCTTACATCCCATGAATAAGGATTAGTACATTTACCATTCTTAGTAATAGTACTAGCTAATTGCCAACTTCCTGGACTACCGCCAAATGGTTGGTGTCTTTTATAAACAGATAAGGTAACTGTGTAACCTACTCGGTCTCCCTCTCCAGTTACTTGCATCAATCTAGGAATAGTTAGATTAATTCTAGCCGCATCATACATACCTAAAAGTGAATAGATATGCTGAATACCAGCTTTTAACTCAACTGGAAAGACACCACCACCAGTTAAAGGGGCTTCTACCTCAGAGAAACCTTTAATAACAGTCTGGTCAACTGTACCTTGTCTGACTTCGTAGTCTATAGTAGAACTATAGTTACTAATACTTGCACTATTTACTAGAATGTCTTCTACACTATCTATCTGTCCTTCTGACAAGGCAAATAATAAACGCATAGTTTGTTTAGAGGATAAAGTATCAGCAGCTTCTACAGGAGTATGTCCACCGCCACCTTTACCACCACCCATTTCACCATAAATTACCGGTAAGTTTTCCATTATGCTGTAACCTCTTCTGTAAATGCACCAGATGAAATAAGTACTGCGCCACAGTAAGGATTACCAAATATAAGCGGTACACTACCACCTTGGTTTCTTACTATAGGTGCGCCATTAAATAAATTAGATTTGTTTTGAGATGCGGCAGGGTCAGAGGAGAATTCAGGAGTAGGTGATAGAGCTGACATTAGCATATTAAGACCAATGCTAAGTGCTATATTAAGTACCATAGTTATTGCTGTAGCATAAGTAGCCATAAAAGCAGCCACAGAAGCCATAAACCCTCCAGCGGCTCCAGCTGTAGCCGAAGCAGTCATTAAAGCACCAGCAGCCCAACCTACAGCAGCAACAGGTAGTTCACCATCTACTTCAGGAACAATTAACAAAGTATCAAACCCTTCAAAACTAGAAAACACAACCTCAGGTACTAAAGCTACAAAACTATCTTCCCTAGTAGAATCAGCTAATACAAACTTATAGTTATTATTTAACAACTCATCAGCAAAGCTATCACCTTTCTGCAAGCGTAGCAAACTAACTACTTCTTTTATATTAGAAGCAAACAATTCAAATACCTCAGGATTTTCACCTGAAAGAATAACAACATTTAGTTTAGCCGACATATTTTAATACCTTATTTATTCTTCCTAAGAAAGTTTCAAAAGGAACTGATATGCTAAGCATATCTTGATGAATAACCTGACCTTTCCAATAGATACCTAAATGATTGCAGGTAAAGCCACCATGGTCTAATAGAACTAAATTACCATCAGTAAGTTCTTCAAAAGGAATTTCTTTAAACCCATAATCCTCAAAATAGTCACTGAATATATCATTCATGTGCCTAATATCTTGGTAATCTTTATCTACTAGAGAATCTCTCAGGATAATATCAAGTTCAAACCTATAAAAGTCCTGAACTAAGTTATAACAGTCATAGATAAACCATTGAAAAGGTCTGCCAATATAGTTATTATCGGGTATTCTAGGAAACTGAACTGGGTCTGTGACTGTTAAACTCTCACAACCAACAATTAACCAAGGTAAACCAGTTTTCTTCTGATTAACATAGTCAGCATAACTAGGGGTTCTTAAATCGAATAGTTCTTGCTTTTTCAAAGCTCTAGTATGTGAGTGAACGACCGCTATAGCCTTGCTAAACCATCTAGCATAGTCTATACTATCTATTCTAAATGACTTTTCCGGTTCCTCAGCAGTATTCTTTACAGGAATAAAGTCATCTTCAGTTAGAAAACCGCACATTTCCTGCGGATAACAGTTTAATGTATGTTCTCTAATCTTCTCAGACTGTTTAAAAGTCAACTCTATTCTATCTGACATTTTTATTAATCCCAAGTCCAGGAAAGTCTTTCTTTAACATCTGCCGTTTAGGAAGGAAAGCTCTTTCTTTATCTCTGAAATCCCTTAACTCAAAGGATAATGTAGTTCTATTATGAGAAGTCTTTTTAGCTATAAAGTATTTCAATGGCGGCAGCGATACTTTACTAGAGGAATTCAAATAAGGTGTAAATGTTCTAATATAAGTAACAGTAGCACCTATAATATCCCCGTAGGCAAAAGCTAACTGGCCGATATACTTATTAACGTTAGCTATTACTAGCTTTGGTCTTGGAGGCGCACCATCAGAAGAAAAAGATACTTCAGAAATCTGTATAGGATAAGGAACGTAGTCGTTACCACCAAAACTAACAGCTTTTATATTAGCTAAATCCGTAGAGTCAGTCATAGTAGCTACTCTAAATACATTACCAGCAAGAGCAGGAACATTAGTAGAGGTTAAATCTATCTCAAATAACTCTACTAAGGCTGGAACTTCTGATTTTAGGACATCTTGATTAATAGTCATATGTCGAAGACCTGAACTAACTTACAAGAAATAGAAAATACGCCATTTCTATTTAAAGTTTTTCTGGAATACCCTTCATTAGTGATTCTGAATTTCAATTGTACTGTTTCATTAGTAGGAGCCCAAGTTAGTATTCCCCAAGAACCAACACTATCTAGTACAGACTCTACAGTATCTCTTTCAGCTAATGTTAAAGCGCCCCATTCAATAGACCATGAAGCTATTTTAACATTAATACCATTAGGTGCTATCTGTTGATAACCATCCCCAAACTGGGAGGAGATGGCTCTGAAACTAACAGACTTATCACTTGAAAGTGCTATTTTATTAGGTAAAGGCAAAGCTGTTGTAGTCATGTCTTATCCAAATTTAGTAGTTCTGTTAAGTGAATTGCCTGGTCTAGCTGCTAATCCGATTTCTTGTTTAGCTATAGTTCTCATCATAGCTTCTGCAATTTTCTGTCCTGTATCTGCGGGCTTTTCGTCCTTAGAACTTTGAACAGTAACTGCTATATTATACACATTACCGCTCGATTGTCCAGTACTATCAGCAATTACACCGAGTTTACCTTTAGAATTTCTGGTCAAAGGTAAAATAGCTTCTGGCCCATCCTCACCCATTAAACCAGTACCTTTAGCAAATGGGAAAATAGTAGGTTTAGATACTACTGAACCTGAGTAAGCTGAGATACCTGGGCCTGAGAATACACCACCATTAGCAGCTTGGCGTATAATTCCTGTACCCATAGTAGCAGCAGTAGCTCCGCTAATAGAACTACTAAATAGCCCCATAAAACCACTACCAATATTAGATAAAGCTGGTGTAATAAAACTACTTAGTAAAGTTTCAGCCATTTTCTGAGCTAAAATTCTCTGAATACTGCCAATCATGGAAGTAGCAAAGTTAGAGAAAGCTTTACTAGCTGAGTCAGTGCCAGCTATAAATCCAGTAAAAGCATTAGAGAAAGAATCATTAAATGCTTTGCTCATTTGTTCTGCTATATAGCCAGATTTTCCTTTCAAATCTTCTAAGATTTCTTTGGTTTTAGCTACTTCTTTTTTAGCATTATCGGAAAGTGAAATTCCAGTACCTTGAGAACTTAATATCTCCTTCTGTTTTTCTGCTATTTCAGCCATGCCAGCTTTATATTTAGCTAAGGCTTCATCAGAAGCAGTACCCCAAATATCAGGAAATCCAGCAGTAGTTCTATCAGCTATTCTTTGAATAGTAGCGTCATATTCAGCAGCTAAAGCATTTCTCTTAGTAGCCAAGTCATTTAACTGCTCGTCAATAACGGCACTATCTTTTAAGGAGTATAACTGTTTTAATCTACTAGCAGCTAATTCATTACCTTTATCGGCAGCAATAGATAATTGTAAAATGTAAGCCCCATTAGTAGCTAAGAATTTCTGTTCAGCAGCATCGGCTGCTTCTACTGTGCTAATGGTAGTTCCAAAAGTCTTAGCATACTCAGCATTTATATTAGCTAGAATATTTGCATACTCTCTTTCAGCTGTAGTTTTTTCTTGTAAAGTCTTAGTAGCAAGTTTATTAGCATCAGTTTCAGCTTTAATTAACTCACCATTTAACTTTTGAATCTTAACTTTATCTTTTTGAGCATAGGCTAACTGTAACTCTTGATTTAACATCTCTTTCTGAACAGCTAAATCAGTTTCCTGTAACTGCATCTTTTGAGAGAAATAAGTCTCAATAGACATAGCATTTTGCTGATATAGAATATCTATATTAGTTAAAGCCATAGATACACTATTCTGTAATTCTAAAGCTGTATTTTTAGCATCTTCAAGAGAAGCTTTATAAGCCTCTGATATTTCCGGAGTAGTTACTTTCTTATTAGCATCTTTTATTAATTTAGCTTTTTGTGTATCTAAATCAGCCAAAAACTGGTTTAATTTGGAAAGTTTATCGGCAGCGTATATCTTCTGGTCTTCAGTCCCAGAGATTGCTAAAGCTTCTAATGACTTTATTTCTTTTTTAGCCGCTTCTATTTTATCTCCATAAGTATTAGTAAACTCTTGTATAGCCCCTTCAGTTGTCTTGCCTTGTGCTTTCAAGGCATTTTCCCTAGCTTTAGCTATATCGGCTTCTAAGTTTACGCCATTCAGAACTATGGCTTTTCTAGCCTCTTCATCAGCTTTTAAAATCTCTAACCTAGAAGCGTCTATTGTTTTTGTTATAAGTTCTTTCTGAAAAGATATAGCTTTATTAAGGTCTTCTAAAGCTGCTTCTTTAGCTATGGTTCCTCTCTCTTCCCCAACATAAACTATAGAAGCTTCTGTTGAATTTACCCTACCCAGTTCTTTTTTTAACTCAGCTAATTGTTTTCTCGCATCCTGAACAGACTTAGAAGCTTCTACTCTAATTTCTAATGGTTTAGCTGTATCACTAAGAGTTTTTTGGTCTGTAAATTCCTTCTGTCTAGCAATAGCTTGCTCATAAATGGAAGCTTGTTCTCTACCTATATTAAGTAAAGCAGTAGCCGCAGTACCTATAGCAGTAAGAACAGCATTACCACCTAATGATAGTAAGGACATTTTTAAAGCTTTAGAATTGCTTATAGCCTTCATTATAGCAACAATTAGGACACTTTCTATAACATAGGAAACTTGCTTTAGGGTTTCACCGAAATTATTAGCACCTGTCACAGCACCTGTAAGTGTATTTGCTATATCTGTTATTAACTTAACAGCATCATTCAAAGCACCAGATGAGGTATTATAAATAGCTTCCCCTAACAAAGTGAAACTATTTTGCATACGCCCTACATTTGCATTAAAACCCTGACTAGCTACAGCAAAAGAAGCAGCAAATCTATCCTTTAAGAATATAGTGAAATTAAGCATAGTATCTTGTGCAAATACTGTACCTTGTTTCATTGCTTGCACTAATTCCTGTGTACTTTTATAAGCTGAAGCATTAGCTTTTTGAAATGAAGCAAAAGCACCTGGGAGTAAGTTACCTAACTGTTTGACCAACTCCTCTGACTGTACTTTAGACTTATTAAATATCTGTGCTAAAGCATTAAAAATATGTGTTGCTTGGTCGGTTGACAGGTGTAAGGCAGTTATCACCGTATTCATATTAGTGAACATCTGCCAAGTCTCTTTTAAAGATACGCCTGATAAACTTGTAGAAGCTTGAAAATTTCTAAAAGATTCTCTTAAAGAGTTAATACCAATACCTGTTCTAGTTGCCTCCTCATTTAAAGCTGCTAAAGCTGAGCCCATCCCTGCTTCAGAACCAATGGTAGACATTAAACTAGCTTTAGTAGACTCTAACTCTATCCCAATCTTGGGAATTGCTTGTAAAGAGTTTAATACTGTATTTATACTTGCATTATAAATTCTATATATACCAATAACTTCTAGGATATGTGTGCCTAGACTTCTATGGCTTTTACTAGTCTCTTCTATAGCAGCTTTATTCTTTTTTAATGCCTCAGTATTAGTTTTTACAGCAGGTGTCACGACAGTATTAAAACTATCAGCCCACTCTTTATTAGCTTTAGCTCTTCTATTTAAGAAAGCTCTAGTTTCTGCTTCTTGTAAGATTTGCGCTCTATTATCAGAAACTGCTTGTTCTGCTTCTCTTTTACCACCAACAGTACCCATAGAAAAAGGAGTATAACCTCTAGTTTCTGTAGGTTTTAGCGCATTAATACCAGCACCTAAAGTTTCACCCCATTTAATAGCTTGTAAATCTTCCAAAGCTTTTTTATAATCCCTAGCAGCTTTAGTGGTATTATATAAAGCTAATCCGTGATTTTGGATACCTTTAGCAATAAGTTCATTACCTGAAGTTATCTTATCTTGTAATGTTTTCCAAGTTTGACCCAATTTCTTAGTAGCTTTTTCTAAAGCTGTCATGCCTTTTTCTTGCTCATTAACAGCTTTTACTAGACTTACAGCCCCAGTAACATCGGCTTGAAGTTTAACTTTCAGTATCTGTTCTGCCATTTTCTTTCTCTTCTAAGATAATGTTAAGGTATCCGCTATGAATATACGGTATTTCAGATAAAGCACTTTCCATAGATACTTTATTCTCTTTAATCAGTTCTATAAGAATGGCTGAGTCAAGTGCATAGTATTCAGATAAATAGTTTCTAGCAATCTTGTAAATCTTGAAGATAACTTCTTTAGTGTCCCAGAGATAAAAAACATCTTCTTCATGGATTTCTTCCTCAACTTCTGTAGTATCTTGTGTAAGTCCAGGAAAAGCAGCTAGTAAAGAATTTACCTTTGCATTACTATCTGCTACTTCCTGTTCATATTTTGCTAATTCAACTATCTTTCCTAAGTACTCGCCAGCCTCTATTAGTTTTTTACTTCTGCTTCACTATAATCGCTATTCAGTAAAGCTTTCTGCAAGGCAGTAATTAGAGAAAGTCTGTAAGGAGCAGAACCCAGATACATATCTAGGAGGACGGCTAGACATTCATCTGCTGTCTCCCACAGACTTTCATTCGGTTTAACTGTTCTAGTATCTGCAACAGATAACTCTTTAGAGTTGCCGTTTTCGTCTTCTAAATCCAGTTTAATCTGTTTCAAGAATACAATTTCATTCTTGATAAAGGTATTTAGTTCTTTAGAATCTAAAGTAGTTTCTTTTGAAACAGATTCAAAGATATTCTGTAATTGCTCTAATTTCACTTGAGCAGTTGCTAAGTCATAGCGTTTGAAACCTACTGTGAATGAGTCTTTATTACCCGCAGCATCTTTAGCAGATACTTTAAGTTCAATAGTAGGAGTTTGAAGTTTAATAAATAATTTTACGGCCATTAGATTGTCCTCTAATAATTAAAAAGAGGGAAGATTGGAGATGTTCCAACCTTCCCGAAGGGAGATTACTCGAAAATGATATAGCTTTTGCCTGTATTTCTCATAGATACGTCTTTACCAAAGTAAGTACCAATTTTGGTATCTTTAGTATTGGTAAGTTCTAATCTATCCCATACATAACTGATATATTTACCTGCGGCAGTACCAAATTTAATCTTAACGCCAAAGAACTGTTCAATGTTAGCTTCTGGGTCAAAGTTAGTAGTACCTGCTTTATCTTCCAGCATGGTAACAGTAACGTCAGTAGGAGTTGCACCTTTAGCAAAACCTTCTTCAGCACCTGTTAAATAACGGGTCAAGTCAAAACCAAAGAAGTTAGGAGCTGAACAGTTACCATAAGAGAAAGTTTTAGCAATTGGGCCTACTGTTAAAGTAATAGTACCTGTAGGAGCCGCACTAGCAATAGCAACTTTAGTTTGGTAATGTAATACTGCGCCAGTACCTGTACCAATGATGGTAGCTAGGAAAGTACCATTATAAGCAGCATCAGAAGCACCTGCAACTGTGATAAAGCGAATATCACCAGCAACAGAACCTGTTAGTGCTGGCGCTAAAGCAGTAGCACAAGACAAAGTAGCTAATTTCTTACCAATAGTACCAGCTAATGTGAGTGTACCGCCAGTTGTAGCTGTAAAAGTACCGGTCATAGGAGCTACTAAAGCAGATACGATGGTTTCTTTTCTAATAGCAGCAGCTAACTGTGCTGTTTGGTTTACGAAATCAGGGATAACACGAGTTACAGTAGCAGGGTCAGTAAAAGCACCTTTGAAGTTAAACTTTAAAGAAGGTACTTCGCTGATGTTAGCTGTCAAATCCATCATACCACGACAACCTAACATCTTAACTAACTTATCATTAGCCGCATCATCTGGAGATGATTTGCGAATGTCAATAGAAATTGTAGAGTTACTTGTACTGTT